CATTCCAATTCAACAAGTTCTTGATATGCCAATGAGTCATTATAATCTTTGGTTAGCTTACTTGAAAAAAGAGCAAGATCAGTATAAAAGAAACCAATCACTAGCAGAAGCAAAGAATTATAAATAATGGCACAACAACTTAAAATAGACATTGTAGCAAAGGATAAGTCCAAACAAGCCTTACAAGGAGTTAGAGGTGGTTTAGATAAAGTTAAAGGTGCTGTATTTAACTTACAAAATGCTTTTATTGGTTTAGGTACTGGACTTGCTATTAGATCATTAGTTAATACAGGAAAACAAATTGAAGGATTACAAGTAAGATTAAAATTCTTATTTGGTACTGCACAAGAAGGTGCAAAAGCATTTGATGAGATGGCAAAGTTTGCTGCTAAAGTTCCTTTCTCACTAGAAGAAATTCAAGCTGGTTCAGGTGTTCTTGCAGTTGTTTCTAAAGATGCAAAAGAACTTGCTAACCTTATGGAAATTACTGGTAATGTTGCAGCAGTAACAGGACTAGATTTTAAAACTACAGCAGAGCAAATACAAAGATCAATGAGTGCTGGTATTAGTGCTGCTGATCTATTTAGAGATAGAGGTGTTAAAGCTATGTTAGGATTTAAAGCTGGTGCAACAGTAACAATAGAAGAAACAGCAGAAGCACTTCAAAAAACATTTGGTAAGGGTGGAAAGTTTGGTGCAGCAACAGATGAATTAGCAAAAACATTTGAAGGTACTCTATCAATGATTGGAGATAAGTTTTTTAATTTTAAAAGAAAAATATTAGATGCTGGTTTCTTTGAGGGTCTTAAAAAAGAATTTACTTCATTAAATAAATTTTTAGAAGAAAATGCAAAAAGCATAGATGCTCTAGCAACTGATATAGGAATTTCATTAGCATTTGCAGTTGTAAAAGTTAAAGATGCTATTGTTCTTTTAAAAGATAGTATGGGATTAATTGTAGATTTATTTAAATTATTAATTGCCATTAAAGTAGTAAAACTATTTTTAGCATTAGGTGCTGCTATACAATTTGCAGCAAAACAAATGATGAAATTTAGTTTGGCTAGTCTATTTACCGTTAAAGGTCTAAAAGGTCTTTTAGTTCTTATAGCTAAAGGGGGTGCAGTTTATGTAGCATTTAAAGGAATTGATAAATTATTTAAAGAAACTGCTAAAAGTTTTGATGATTTTTCTGAAGGTGTAAAGAATGTTTTACCACCAGCTAGAGATTTACATAAAACTATGATTCAAGTTAGAGATGCAGTATCAGAAATAGATACATTCTTATATAATACTGAAAATGAATTAGGAATTAAAATTCCAAGTGCTACTGAAAAAGCAATCTCTAAATTTAAAGAAATGAATAATGGAGTATTAGAAGATATTAAAAAGAAAAAAGAAAATATAAGAATGATAATTGCAGAAGGTATTAATAGTGGTATTACAAATATGTCAAAAGCATTATCAAGATCATTAGTATTTGGAGAAAAATTATCTGACACTTTAAGAAACATGGCACAACAAGTTTTATCAAAAATTATAGCACACTTAATAGAACAGATAGCAAGACAAGCTATTTCTATTGCTATGGAAAATACTCAAATAGGACAGTTGATGACAAAATTAGGAATTGAAAAAATGATTACACATGAAAAAACTAAACAAAGTGTAATGAAAGGTATCTCTACTGGTGGCGATTTATTAACTGGTATAATGGGTAGCTTTGCTAGTGGTGGTGCAGTATCAAAAGGTAATCCAATTTTAGTAGGAGAAAATGGGCCAGAAATGTTTGTACCAAATCAATCAGGACAAATTACTCAATCAGCTAGAGGAACAGGTGGTGGAAGTACAACAGTTAATTTTAATATCAATACAGTAGATGCAAGAGGATTTGATGAACTACTAACTCAAAGTAGAGGAACAATAACTCAATTAATTAATCAAGCTGTTAATGAGAGAGGTGCGAAAAGTATTATATAATGTCTGGTGCTTTTCCTATATCAACTGCAAAATTTGGAACTTTAGGAATAAAGTCAATTCAAAATACTATTATATCTAAATCAATATCAGGTAAAAGATTAGTTAGACAAATAGATAATCAAAGATGGTCATTTTCAGTTCAAATTATTACTGGCAAAAGATCAGATGTCTATGGAGAGTTAATGGCTTTTATAATTAAGCAAAGAGGCCAGAAAGAAACTTTTACAATCATACCACCAGAAGTTGAAGATGCTAGAGGTAATGAAGATGGAACAGTATTAATAGATGGAGTTCACGCAGTAGGAGATACTACAATATTAATGAATGGCTTTGGTGCAGATGGTGCTGGAAGATTTAAAGCTGGAGATTTCTTAAAGTTTGCTTCTCATTCTAAAGTTTATATGGTTGTAGCAGATGTAACCAGTTCAAGTAATGCAGCAACAGTTACAATAGAACCACCTTTACTTATAGCACTAGCAAATGATTCAGTAGTTACTTATGACAATGTTCCTTTTACAGTAGCACTAACAACTGATGTTCAAGAGTTTGGAGTATCAGGTGCAGATAAAGATGGAAATTTATATTACGAATACCAATTTGATGTTGAAGAAGCTTTATAGATGAAATATAAAGTCAAGTATTGGATTAGTGTTGATTTCTTGGCAGAAGAAATAATTGAAGCTGATGATTTTAATTCTCAATCTTTAAATAAAGGTAAATATAGTGAACCATCTAAAAATGCTAATTATATTGTTAATGATAAAATTAAAGTAACTAGAAGAACATTTGAGGAATATGACGAGAAGCCTGACAACAGCATTAAAGAACGAATTAGCGACGAATGACATTAAGCCATTCCATTTACTTTCAATAGGTTTTAGTACTCCTGTAAATTTTACTGATTGCTCTTTTCCATTAACTTCATCAATTTCAGGTTCTTCAATTACTTATACGTCATCAGATTTTATTATAGGTGTTTCTGATTTTACTGAAGAAATAGATGTTACTAAATCAACTTTAACAATATCTTTATCAGGTGCAGATCAAACATTTATCTCTACTGTACTTAATGAAAATGTTACTAATGATGAAGTAAGTATTTATAGAGGTTTATTAGATTCAAGTAATGCAATTATTTCAGATCCATTTTTGCTTTATAAAGGAAATATTGAAAATTTTGCTATTAATGAAAACACCAAACAAAGTGTAGTTAATATATCAGTAGTTTCACATTGGGCTGACTTTGAAAAAAAGAATGGTCGTAAAACAAACAACACTGCACAACAAAGATTCTTCAGTACAGATGTTGGTATGGATTTTAGTTCTCAAACTGTATTAGATATTAAGTGGGGTAGAGAATAATGTTTAAATGGTTTGAAAGATTATTAATTAAGATAGCAAAAAAGATACTTAACAAACACGCACCTAAAGGAGAGTTTCTTGCTTACATAAATAAAAGAGAAGAAAAACTTTTAAAACAATATGGTGGTGCTGGATTACAAACAAAGAAAACAAAAATTAAATCTTTTTTTAGTATTGGTAGTATTTTTAATGCGGCTGTAAGTTATTTTACAAATTTAAATCCAATAGTTAAATTAATTGCAACAGTAGCAATTGCATGGTTATTTAGACCTAAAGTTCCTGACCTACCTGACTTTGGTATTAATGAAGCAGATGATTTTGAAACAGGAGTTCTTTTAAACAAACAAAGTAACGATGCAAACATTCCTGTAATATATGGCGAAAGATTAGTAGGTGGTGTTAGAGTTTTTGTAGAAACTTCAGGAACAGATAACACTTATTTATACATGGCCTTAGTAATGTCGGAGGGAGAGATAAATTCAATAGAAGAAGTAAGAGTTGATGACAAAGTAGTTACATGGGCAAGTGCTTTAACTGATGGAACAGAAGTTGAAGTAAATAGTTCAGATTCTAATTTTTATAAAGATAGTGAAAGTTTAATTAAAATAGAACCTCATTTTGGTACAGATGGTCAATCAGCATCATCAATATTATCTACTTTATCAAATTGGGGCAGTAATCATAAACTTTCAGGAATATCATATTTAGCTTTAAGGTTTAAATGGAATCAAGATGTATTTTCTGGAATACCTAAAATTCAAGCAAAAATAAAAGGTAAAAAAGTTGTAGCATACAATTCAGGCTTAGTTCCACAAAGTCCAGCTTTCTCAACTAACCCAGCTTGGTGTTTATTAGATTACTTAACAAATACAAGATATGGTAAAGGATTAACTACAAGTGAAATAAATTTACAAAGTTTTTATGATGCTTCATTAGTTTGTGTAACACAAGTAACACCATATTCAGGTGGTAGTGATATAAATATTTTTGACACAAATGCAGTACTAGATACTTCAAAAAAATTATTAGAAAATGTTAGAGAATTATTAAAAGGTTGTAGAGGTTATTTACCATACACACAAGGTAAGTATAGTTTAGTTATAGAAACAACAGGAACTGCATCAATTACACTAACAGAAGATGATATTATAGGTGGATATACTTTACAAACTCCAGCTAAAAACGAAAAATTTAATAGAGTAATTTTATCTTATGTTAATCCTGATCGTAATTTTCAAGTAGATGAAGTTCAATTTCCACCAATAGACGATTCTGGATTACCTAGTGGAGATCAACACTCAACAATGAAAGCTAGTGATGGTGGATTTTTGTTAGAGGGTAGATTTGATTTTGGTAAGGTTATAACTAACACATATCAAGCAGAAGAAATGGCAGAAGTTATTTTAAGAAGAACTAGAGATTCTGCAAGACTTTCAATTAATGTTTCTTTTAGTGCGTATGATTTAGCTATAGGAGATATTGTAAATGTAACGCATAGTTCAATTGGTTATAGTGCAAAACCTTTTAGAGTGTTATCTATAAAATTTAATCCAGATTTCACATTAGGTTTAGATTTAGTTGAACACCAAGACGCACATTATACTTGGGCAACTAAAACACAAGCTACTGCAATTCCATCTACAAACTTACCTAATCCATTTAATGTTCAACCACCAGCAAGTGTTACTTTAGATGACCAATTAATTGAATACAATGATGGTACAGTTATCGTTGCTTTAAATGTAACAATAGGTGCTTCTCCTGATAGCTTTGTTGATTATTACCAAGTAGAATACAAATTAAATTCTGATACTAACTATATTATCTATGCACAAGGTTCAGGATTAAATCATAGAGTCTTAAATGTAATTGACCAAAATGTTTATGATGTAAGGGTTAAAGC